TGTCATACACACCCAATAGCATGGGATTATGATTTAACTTGTGAAGAGTGGGAAACTCTTTTTGATATAGACCCTAAGACAAAAGAATATGTAAACGATATCGTTACAAGAAGATATAAAGAACTGTATGGAACTGAAGATTCAGACATCTAAGACATTCTTAGATTTACTTAATGAGGAAAGGATAGCAATATTGCAAGGAGGAACTCGTTCCGGAAAATCCTATGCTGCTATCCAATTCCTTATTACTAAAGCATTAGAGAATCCAAACTCATCTATCTCTATTGTAAGAAAATCATTTCCATCACTTCGTATCTCTGCTCTTAGAGATTTTAAGACAATACTAAAAGAATGGGATTTGTGGGATGAAGACCTATGGTATGCATCAGAGAACTCATATACATTCGATAATGGTTCATCAATAGAGTTCTTATCAGTACAAGACTCAGAAAGAAGAAAAGGTACAAAACGTAACTATCTTTTTATTGATGAAGCAAACGAGTGTTCATATGCCGACTACTTCCAATTATCAATTCGTACATCTACAAAAATTATATTAGCATACAATCCTTCATTCCCTACTAATCATTGGATATTCCAACAAGTACTAACACATCCTGAGGCAACAAGATACATTACAACATACCAAGACAATCCATTCCTTGATGACACTCTAGTAAAAGAAATAGAGAGGTTAGAGGAGACTTCTCCATCTTATTGGAAAGTATATGGACTTGGGATAGAAGGTGTGGTAGAAGGTCTTATATTCGATAACATACAAGTTGTAGATATTATACCTGATACAGCAGAACTAATGGGATATGGCATTGATTTTGGATATACAAATGATTTTACCGCATTAGTTGCTCTTTGGAAAACCGAAGATGGTATTCTTTTCGATGAGATATGCTACATGAAGAACTTACTATCTAATCAGATTAGTAACTTTATTAGAGCAGCATATAACCAATGGGGTAGAAAAGAAGTTATTGCCGATAGTGCAGACCCAAGACTAATTGAGGAAATATTCAGAAATGGAATAAACATAAAACCTGCGGTCAAAGGACCTGATAGTATATTAGCAGGAATAGATACAATGAAACAATATAAGATATACTTGACTAAGAAATCAGAAAACATGGTTAATGAGTTTTACTCATATACCTTTAAGAAAAACAAAAACGAAGAGTTCTTAAACGAACCGATAGACTCAAACAATCACGCGATTGACGCATGTAGATATATCTCTATGTTTAAGTTATCGAATAAAAGAAAGAGCTACGGAAGTTATACAATATCAATTAGATAATATGGCAACAATACATGGACAAAAAGAAGGATTTACAGAAATGAAACCTTCGGATTTAACTGAACAACAAATCATTGATTTAGCAAGATGGGCAAACGTTCTTAATGAAGAGAATAAAAACCTAAAGGGTTATATCATGCAATTACAAGCACAATTACAAACTGCGAGACAAAATAGAGCAGTAGCAGAACATAGGTTAAATACTACTGTATTTGAACCAACAACTAACTATAAATGGGAAGATGGCAAAGAAGATTGATTTAGAAATTAAAGTACCAAAGAATTGGAAAGGTGTAACACTAAGAAAGTATCTTGACTTAGTAAGAGATATGGAAGTGTATAAAGAAACACCTGAGGCAGTAGATGCTGCACTATTCCATCATTTAGGGGGTGTAGACCCCAAGTATCTAAGTAAGTTGGATATATCTATATATATGGATATAAAAGAGAAGTACTATTCTCTTATGAACATAAAGGATGTAGACCATACTCGTAGATTCTTTCACAAAGGAGTTGAGTATGGATTTGAACCTAACCTATCAGAAATGGCATATGGTGCTTATGTTGACTTACAAAAATACGAAGAAGTAAAGATAGATGATAATTGGTCAGAGATAATGTCTATACTATATAGACCTGTTACAAATAAGATAGGAGAACTATACGAAATAGAACCATATGGAGCAAAGATTGATAAAGAACTTTTCTTAGATGTTGATATGAATATTCATTTCGGAGCACTGTTTTTTTTTCTTCATACCTTAACGGACTGCTTGAATTTTATCCAGAACTCTTCGAAGGAGAAACTCCTGAAGTTGGTGCAACACACCAATATTCCTTCCACAAAAAATGGGGAGCATACTCGGCAATTCATCAGTTATCTAAAGGGAATCTCTTAAAGTTTGATGAAGTATTGAGATTACCATTAGAAAAATGTCTTTTATTCTTAGCCTTTGAAAGTGATAAAGGTAAAATGGAAAGAATGGTACATAAGGAGATGATGAAGAAAATACAAAAGTAGTTCTTATACAATTTATAGAATGTTTGTTAAATATAAAAAATAACAATGAGATTGAAACCCATCACATTACCAAGACCAAAGGTTGAACCAACAAAGTCTTATAGTTCACCTAAAAAAAGTAGAAGAGGGTGTTTATGTCCAAAAGGTAATAAATATTCGGTGAAGTGTTGTAATGGTGATATGCAGGCTCAAGGAATTGGACTAATCTATAAAAAATAATACTATGGGTAGATTAAGACCTGATAAAATGAGTGGAGTTTACCTTGGAGAAACACGAGGTAGAGCAATTCCAAGAAGAGGAAAACGAGGATGTCTATGTCCTGATGAGAATAGATACTCCCGTTCATGTTGTAAAGGTGCTTTAATTGGTCAAGGAATCGGTCAAACACAAGTACCTGGTGGACAACGAAGAGGAGCATTCTCAAGTGGATTCTCAAACGGATTTGATATATAAAAGAATTAACTAAATGGCACAACAAAGTAAACAACAATTAGAAAGTACTAATCAGAGTAATTTCCCTAATAATAACACCAATTTTATTACGCCTGATAAGTTAAGAGAATTTAATACTGACATCATTGATTCATTAGTAGATGAAAACTCTTATAATATTGATTCAGGTTCGTGGAATGCAACTGATAGTTCTTTACAAGGACAAATTAATGCTCTCGTAGTAAGTGGAAGTGGTGTATCCATTGAAGATGAGAATGTAAATCAAGGAGTAGCAACTACTCTTAACTTTAGTGGAAGTGGTGTTACTGCTACAATAGATAATGGTACTGCAAATATTGCAATTCCAACAATCGCAGGTCCTGCGGGTACAAGTGGTACTTCGGGAACATCGGGCACGAGTGGTCAAGATGGTGCTGATGGTTCATCGGGTAGTTCAGGTACATCAGGTTCTTCTGGTTCATCAGGAAGCAGTGGAGTTGATGGAACTTCAGGAGTTGACGGAAGTAGTGGGTCAAGTGGTACATCAGGTGTAGACGGAGCAGATGGAAGTTCAGGAACAAGTGGAAGTTCAGGGTCTTCGGGTACAAGTGGAGTAGATGGTGCCGATGGTTCAAGTGGAACGAGTGGAAGCAGTGGAAGTAGTGGTACATCAGGAATTGATGGAACAAGTGGAGTTGATGGCACAAGTGGGTCATCGGGTTCTTCTGGTTCTTCAGGAACCTCTGGTGTAGATGGTACGAGTGGTATCGATGGTACGAGTGGAAGTTCGGGAACAAGTGGAACAAGTGGAGTTGATGGAGCAGATGGTAGTTCAGGTACTTCAGGTTCAAGTGGCACAAGTGGACAAGACGGAACATCAGGTATTGATGGTACAAACGGAACTGCAGGAACGAGTGGAGTAGATGGAACGAGTGGTAGTTCAGGTACATCAGGTATAGATGGTACATCAGGGTCTTCGGGAACATCAGGAATTGATGGCACAAGTGGTATCGATGGTACTAATGGTACTGCGGGTACGAGTGGTGTTGACGGAACAAGTGGAAGCAGTGGAACAAGTGGACAAGACGGAACGAGTGGAGTAGATGGTAGTTCAGGTACTTCAGGTTCGAGTGGTACATCGGGTGTAGATGGTGCAGACGGTAGTAGTGGTACATCAGGTGTAGATGGCACGAGTGGTTCATCTGGTTCAAGTGGTACAAGTGGTGTGGATGGAACATCAGGGGTTGATGGAACCTCTGGTTCTTCAGGAACATCAGGAGTTGACGGAACATCAGGTATTGATGGTACATCAGGAACAAGTGGAGTTGATGGAGCAGATGGTTCTTCAGGTACAAGTGGAACAAGTGGAATAGATGGAACAAGTGGAATTGACGGCACAAGTGGAAGTAGTGGAACAAGTGGAGTAGATGGCACGAGTGGAAGTAGTGGAACTTCAGGAGTAGATGGTGCTGATGGAAGTAGTGGTACATCGGGAGTTGACGGTACAAGTGGTGTAGACGGTTCTTCGGGTACTTCGGGGGTTGATGGTACATCAGGTGTAGATGGTACATCAGGAACGAGCGGAGATAGTGGTACGAGTGGTACAAGTGGTATTGATGGTACTGCTACATTCCCTTATACTGGTTCTGCAATCTTTAGTGGTTCAGTAATTGTAACAGGTTCAATATATTCTGATTCAGAAGCATTCTTTACATCAAGTTGGGCATATAACGCAGTAAGTGCTACAAGTGCAGATGACGCAGAGAAAGTAACATTCGCAATACAAAATGGATTTACCTCTGAAATACAAAAAGGTACACCAATTCATGTTACCTCAACAACTAATGGAACTTCTATTGTAGTTCCTGCGAGTGCATCAAATGCAGGTACGATGCCTGCACATGGTATCTCTAATGCAACACTTGCGGTTGGAGTAGATGGAGAAGCAACTATAATTGGACAAATCACGGGTGTAAACACATCAGGATTTAGTTCAGGTGATACTGTTTATGTAGCACCTGATGGTGGATATACAAATTCAAAACCAACAGGTAATGGTAACTTAATCCAAAACTTAGGTATTGTTAAGAAAGTTGATGCTTCTAATGGTACTGGTGAAATCTTCGGTAGTGGTAGAAGTAATGACTTACCTAATATTACTGAAGGTAGTGTATGGGTAGGTGGTACTAACGATGTACCAACTCAGACAACTACATCATCATTAGATGTACTTAGTGCAATTACTTCAATTAGTGCATCTTACGCATTAACTGCATCATACGCAGAAACAACTGATGTTAGTGGATTCCCTTATAGTGGTTCTGCACAAATCACAGGTTCGTTAGGTGTAACAGGTTCAATCGAAGTACAGGCACTTGGTTCTACGGGTTCAGTAGTAACTACATTAACTGACTCTTATGTAGGAACACCTGAGGCAGATAAAATTGTAACTTTAACACAAACAGAATATGATGCAATAGGAACTAAAGATAATAATACTCTTTATGTAATTAGTGGTTCTTATGTGTCTGGCACAAGTGGAACGAGTGGAACGAGTGGAGAAAGTGGTACAAGTGGTATTACGGGTACGAGTGGTACAAGTGGTATTACGGGTACGAGTGGTGTAGATGGAGCAGATGGTACATCAGGTACGAGTGGAACAACCCCAACGATATCACCATTCACAGGTTCGTTTGATGTAACAGGTTCAGTAGATATAGTAGGACCAGTAAATGGAAATGTAGCAAACATTCCAAGTGCTGCTACTGTAAACATTGACTTATCTAAAGGACAATTCTTTACTTCATCTATTGCAGGAACAACAGCAGTAAACTTTACAAACATAACAGCAGGAGTAACTGCAAATATAGAATTAGATACAAGTGGAACACCAATATGTAACTTCGGTGCAATGGTAAAAGAACCAGCAGGATTTGAATATACTGCAAGTGCAGCAGGTAATATAGATTTATTATCAGCAGTATCATTTGATGGAACAACAGTGTATGTAGTATCAAGTAATGAAATGAAATAAAATATGCCATTATTTACACCAACAAACTTTTATAGAACAAGAGGAGTATTAACACCAGTTCTACCAAACATAGACCAAACCAATCTATTAAGATGGTATGATGCAGACTTTGATGCCGATGGTTCTACTTGGACTGACCAAACTACTACTCAAGATGCATCAGTAACGGGTAATGTTACCTATGATAGTACTTCATCTCCATACTTCTATGATTTTGTAGGTGGAGCAGGTACAAATGGTATTGGTGCGAGTGCAAGTGCTGACCTAAGTAATACTACACAAACAATACAAATGTGGTATAGACAATCTACAAGTGGTGATACTTCTCAAAGATGTCTTGCATCACAAAGAAGTGGTACTGGTACGGGAGGTACAAGATATTCTATGCACGTGCATCAGAATAATGGTAGTATTGGTATTTACAATGGAGCAGAGTTTAGACCATCTAATAATAACCAAGGCGGAACAAACTTTAGCATTGGTACAACACAAAATACTTGGTACTTTATTGAATTAATGATGGATACTAAAGCAGTAGATTCAACAGTTGTTTATCAAAACAATGTATTAAAAGGAACTCTAAAAGTTGGACTTAATAATGATGCAGGTAATGAACCATTTGGTATTGGTACACCTAACTATAACTTATCAACATTTAGTGGTGAGTTCTTTATAGGAGAAATAGCAATGTGTTTAGTTTATAGTGGAAATACAAGACCAACGGGTAATTGGGATGCAACTAAAGCAAGATTTGGATATTAAGATATGTCAAATACACAAAAAATATATTTAGGAGACCATCTAATAGAAGATATCAGATATGGTAATCATAAAATTATTACTGCATTAGGTAACAATTCATTTCCTGTTATTGATTCGAGTACAGTTTTATATTTAGATACTACAAATTCTGATTCATATAATGGAACGGGTGTAACTTGGTATGATTTATCTTCTGCAGGAAATGATGCCGATGTAACAAACTTATCAGGTTCTTGGGATAGTAATGGATATTTTGATATTGGATTTTCTACTTACTCAGGTGAAGGAACAGTAACACATGCATCTTCTTTAGATGTCTTTGATGGTGACTTTACAGTACAAATTGTAGGAAGTATGGATGATTCTGCTAGTACACCTAATGACTTATGTGGTATGTTTGGAAAAGGAGCATTTAATTCTAATCCTGGTGTTGGACATCTATTTGTAAGAAATCCTGCAGACGCTAACTATAAGAAAACGATTCTATATGTTAATAATACATCAATAGGTGTAAGTTCAGTTGCATTTACAAACTTAGGAGATTTCTTTGTGATACAATATGTAAGAAGTGGAAGTACAATAAATTATTATGCTAATAATACTTCTATTCATAGTGGTACAAACTCATCTAATGGAAATAACTCATTAAACTTTGTTATAGGTACTGCAAATACTTCATCTGATTCTTATAGATGGGCAGGAAAGATAGTAAATATTGGAATCTATGATAAGGCACTAAGTAGTGCAGAAAGAGAACAAAATCTTAATTACTACAAAAACGAATTAGGATTCTAATAAAAAATAAAATTTAATTGTTAAATATAAAAATATAATATTATGAGTGGTAAAATACAAAATCAACAATCATACATCGAAAATGGACAATTCTCAGGTGGTATTTCAGTATCTCCTGTATCTGGTTCTGATTTTGATGGATATAATGGAGATAATCCTCAGTTCGGATTTGTTGCTGGTGGATTATATGTTGGTGACCAAGGAAGTCTTGTAGTTAAAACAGTAGATAGTTCAGTTCTTACGTTTGTAAGTGCTTCTGGATTTATTCCTGGTTTAGTTGCAGCAGTTTCTTCATCATCAACTGCACAAGATATCATCGCATTAAAATAAAAATATGATAAACTTAAACGTTAATAGAATAGAGGCAAGGTTAGATAGACCAGGACCTAATCTACTAACACCAGTAAACTATGTTGTTATTGGTGGTGGATATGGTGGTGGTAAATCCTTTGGTTCAGGTGGTCAATCAGGAGAATTTTTAACTGGTATTCTAAACTTTCAGCATAATACTTCTGCTACTTTTGAAGTAGGTAGAGGTGGATTGGGAGTAGGTAGTACAACTTCAGGTCTTGCTCCTTTACCATCTTCATCACTATTAACTTATTCAAGTGATTCTATTTCCCTAACTGCAAACGCTGGTAGTGGTAGTGGTGTTTGTCCAAGTGGAACTGCTACTGACATATATCCTTGTAATGAAAAAGGTACTTGGGTACATGACCCATCAACTTATACTAAGTGGGCACAAGACGGTGGTGCATCTTATGATGTACCTGCTTCGGGTGATGACTTATTTGGTGTTGGTGGTGGACAACAACAATACGATGGTGGACCTTTACCCGTTGCGGACTTCCCTTGGAGTTCTAATAGAGGTGGTGGTACACCTGGTGAACAAGCAGGAGCAGATGGATATAATGGAACAGGTGCAGGTGGTGGACAGGCACCCGCAGGGGCATCTCCTGCCGCAGGTGATGGTGGTGATGGAGTAGTTGGTTTTGCTATCTATGACCCAAATGAAATATTCGATATATCTTTTACAGCACCAACACAAGGTGGTACAGATGTAATTCCTCTAACTACACAAGTAGATTGGGATGGATATAGAATATGGTACTTCCATGGAACACAAGGAAGTGGGACATTTACGCTTCTAGGCAGAAAGTCCTAAAAATAAACAAATCAAAACTTAATTGTTAAATAACTAAATAATCGAAAAACTATGAACTCAAAATCAGTACTTAACAAGATTATCACTCTTCTTTCTGATGAGAAAAAAGAAGTGAAAATGGCATTTGCTGAATTAGCAGATGGCACAGTATTGGAGTCAGAAACTTTTGATGTAGGCGAAGATGTATTCGTTGTTGGTGAAGATGGAAGTAAAAGTCCAGCACCTAACGGAGAGCACGAACTTAGATTAAGAGATACTGAAGGTGAAGAAACTCGTTTCAAAATCTTCGTAGAGGATGGCAAAATTACTGAAAGAGAAAACATTGAATTAGAAGAAGAAACGGAAGAGGTTGAAACACTACCTGAAACTGAACTTTCTGACGCTGAGGAGATTAAGGAAGAAGCTGATGTTGATGTGGTTTCTTTAGAGGAAGTTAATAAAGTAGTAGAAGAAATGAGCTACAGAATTGATGAACTTGAAAAGAAAATCGCAGAAATGGAAGAGCATGGAAAAGAAGATGAAGACATGGAAGAAGAAATCGAAGTAAAAGAGGAAATCGAAATGTCATCTGTTCTTAACGGTGCTCCGAAAGCAACTAAGCCGATTACAAACACAAGAAGAACGGCATCTCCGCAAGCTGCGTTCTTAAAGAAACTTTATAACTAATAAAATTTAATTAAAAATGAGACAAAGACAAAACTTCGTATTACCTTCTATCTCTCAGACATACGCTGGGGAGGCATCAGGAAAATACATCGCGGCAGCACTATTGAGTGCTAAAACTTTGGACCAAGAAGCAGTATCAATTATGCCTAATGTAAAGTACAAATCAATTGTACAGAAATTAGATGTAAGTGGAATTGTCCATGACGCTTCTTGTGACTTCACAAATTCTGGTTCTGTATCTCTTGGAGAAAGAGTACTTGAGCCAAAAGAACTTCAAGTAAACCTTGAATTATGTAAATCTGAATTCGTATCATCGTGGGAAGCTTTACAGTTAGGATACTCTGCATTCGATGAGATTCCTGCTGACTTTAATGACTTCTTAGTATCTTACGTTGGTGGAAAGGTTGCAGAAGCAACTGAGCAATCTATTTGGGCAGGTAACGCCTCAACAAATGGTGAGTTTGGTGGTTTCCTACCTATCATCTCTGCTTCTGCTGCTACTGCTGGTGCAGGTGATGCTATCCAATCTTCAGCAAGTGGTTCAATCACTTCTGCAAACGTAATTGCTAAATTAGAAGCATTAGAAACTTCTATCCCTAACACAGTATATGGAAAAGAAGATTTAGTAATCTATGTACCTACTAACGTTGTTAAAGCATACCAACAAGCAATCGGTGCTAACTATGCAAATGGTTGGAACAACCAAGTAACTGTTGGTGCTAAACCACTAGATTACAATGGTATTCCATTAGTACATTGCCCTGGGATGACAGCATCTTACTTAGTTGCAGCACAGAAATCTAACCTATTCTTTGGCACCGGACTTTTATCAGACTATAATGAGGTAAAGGTGCTTGACATGGCTGACTTAGATGGTTCGCAAAATTATAGAGTTATCATGCGATACACTGCAGGAACTCAAACTGGTATCAATGGTGATATCGCAATCCACATCCCATCGTAAGTAAGGGAAGTGACTATATAAAGAAGATGGGAGGATTAACCTCCTCCCTCACTTCGGTTTTAAGTTTAATTAATAAATAAAATAATATACTATGGCTACTTGTAATTTATCTGCTGGAAGAAACGAAGTTTGTAAAGACTCCATTGGTGGTCTTCAGGCCGTTTACTTTTTAGTAGGAGAAGGACCTCAGTTTTATACTGGTTCATTTGATTTAGATGCTGCAGAAGAAGAAGTAACAGCATTACCTTCAGGGTCAACAGTATACAAATATGAACTTAAAGGCACTTCTGCTTATACTGAAACTGTAAACTCTTCAAGAGAAAACGGTACAACTTTCTTCTCGCAAGAAACTGTATTGAACTTGAAAAGACTAACTAATGAAATGACAACTCAACTTAAGCTTATGGCTTATGGTAGAAATCAAATCATTGTGCACACTAAAAATGGTGAAGCACTTTTAGTTGGTGAACACAACGGTGCGGATTTGACCGCTGGTACTATTCAAACTGGTGCTGGTTTAGGTGATTTATTTGGATACTCAATAACATTAACAGGGGAGGAAAAATTCCCTGCTAGATTCTTATCTGGTTCAAAAGAATCAGACCCATTTATCAATTTAGTGGGTATGGATGAAGTTACTGTTGTTGTTGGTTCTGGAAACTAATATATACCATACATAAAAACTCGGTAGAATATAAAACCCTTCTCTTTGTGAGAGGGGTTTTTTTATGCCCATATTTAAGTTTGTGAACATCTAATACTTATAGATGCAGAGTTGTTATAATACTATATACAACTTAAAGACAAGATATATGCAGTCATATTACATCTCAGGTTCGAATTTATTTACATTTAGGACTAAACCAACAGGTTCTTCTGACCTTACTTTGTATTTAGAGGATATGCTAACACTAAGTACATCATCTGTAACACTTAGTGGGTATACATACAATTCAGAACAATCTATATTACAATTTAGTGCATCTTTGGACACTTATGTTGGAGATGAGTATAGAGCATACATAAAGGATAGTTGCGATAATGATTTATGGGATGGTACAATACAAGTATACGAATCTCAGTCAATTGACAAACCAAGTTATCGTAACCAAAACACAACAGGCAGTTTTATTAGTAACGCAACTGCAAACGAATATATAATATTAGCATAATGAAAAATAATCTAAAAATTGTAAGTCTAACAAGACAAGATATTCCTGATATTGTAGAGGATGTAAAAACAAGATATCAATGGGTTCCTATTGGGATATTAGGCCAAGATGATTACTTTCCAATTATTACTGATGCTTATACAACATCTACTACAAACGCTGCGTGTGTTGAAGGTGTGGCAGATTTAATTTATGGAAAGGGTTTATACTCCAAGAACGAAGAGTTTGATAATATCTTCCAATCACTTGTATCTCAGAGAGACATTAAGAAAGTAACCTTTGACTTAAAACTATATGGTAATGCCGCATTCCAAGTTATGTGGAATCGAGACCATACACAAATTAAGAAATTATTTCACACACCTGTACAAAATCTTAGAGCAGAAAAGATTTATGATTCAGTAGCAGTAGAAAACTATTACTATTGCCACGATTGGTTAGATGTAAAAGCACAAAGAGAAAAAAGAAAAATACCTGCATTTGGTAGTTCTCAAGAAGATGTAGAAATCCTTTATATAAAAGACTATACACCTTCAAGGTTTTACTATTCTTTGCCTGATTGGATATCTGCATTGCAATTTTCATTCTCGGAAGCAGAATTATCTAACTTACACATCAACAACATTGAAAATGGTTTCTTGCCTCTTGTAATGGTAAACATGAATAACGGAGTTCCCGCACCTGAAGAGAGAGACACTATTGAAGCAATGATTGAGAGTAAGTTTACAGGTACAAGGAATGCAGGTAGATTTATGGTATCCTTTAATGATGACCCGAGTGCTAAACCAACTGTTGACACAATTACAACTGAAAACTTACATGACAAGTATCAGTATGTAGCAGACTATGCACAAGATAGAATCTTGGTTGCACATAGAATTACCTCTCCTTTATTATTTGGTATTAGAACTGCTAACAATGGTTTTAGTTCTCAGAGTGAAGAAATGAAGACAGCATACTCTATTCTACAAACAATGACAATACA